CGAGTTCAGGATGATCTTATCAAAGATAACCCTGCATTCAAAGACCCAGCAGTTGCTCCTGTGGTAGGTCTTATTCAAAACCAACTGGCCGAGAAGTTTCCCCAAGCTACCGCTGATGAAATCAGTGCAATGGCTAGGGAATATTTCCAAGGTGCAGCATCTAAACTATCTCCCCCAAAGAAAACCGGAACCCCTTCAGGTAAGAAGGAAAATACGGATGATGATTGGGAAGATTGGCTCTCTCAATAAACTCTTGCCCATAAGGGTATTTTGAATAGGAACTATCATGCTATTTAAGCGTTCTCTGATTAGTAATGCGTCTCTGATGCCCACCCCAATGCGAGGTGGCGATGGCTTTCTTGGTAATCCGGTAGTTACTGAAAAGACTACTAATGCAGATCACACTATCACTGTGGCAGAAATGTCTACAGGTGTTCTGTATTACAGTGCTCTTTCTGCGGGCCGGGCAGTCACAACTCCCACTGCTGCACTTATCCTAGCTGCTGCACCTGATATGGATGTTGGTGATTCATTTGTGTTTCTGGTGAGTATCCAGGACGCATTTGCAATTACTTGGGCGGCTGGCGCTGATGTAACTCTCGCAGGTCGTGCAACTACTCCAGCATCTTCATCCACCTGGATTGTCGTGACCAAGACCTCTGCTACAACCGTTACCTGGTTTGTGGCCTGAGACTTACATTTCTAAACTCTAAGATATAGGAAAATCATGAGCACCGGCATTTTTAACACTGGTAACTTCACTACTGATCTAGCGGCAAAATCATTTGCCAGTATGATTACTCGCCTGATGCCAAACGGCCAGGCACCGCTCTTTGGCATGACTTCCATGCTTCCCACTGAAACTGCTGTTCAGGTGGAACATGGCTTCTTCACTAAGACAATGCTGTTTCCGTACGTAAACCTAGATGCAGCAGTTACGGATGGTGTTGTCCAAACTTTCACTGTGGCAAGCACTGCTAACATTCTTCCGGGAATGCTTCTGCGTGCTGAAACCACTGGTGAAGTTGTTCTTGTCAACACAGTTCTGTCAGCCACCCAAATCCAGGTTACTCGTGGAATTGGTTCAACTGCCGCAGCAATTGCTGACAACGTTAACCTTTACCAAACTGGTAATGCTTTCGAGGAAAGTAGCACTCGCCCGAACGCTCTGGCAATCAACCCAGTTCGTATCACCAACCTGACTCAGATCTTCCGCAATAGTTGGGCAGTTTCTGGTTCCGCCCAGGCCACCCAAGTTATTGCTGGAGAATCCACTGTCGCAGAAAGTCGCATGGAATGTGCAGCTTTCCACGCAGCGGATATTGAGAAAGCACTCTTTTTCGGTACTAAGAGTCAGGGTACTCGGAATGGCCAACCTTTCCGTACTATGGACGGTCTGCGTGCAATCGTAGGTAATATTGCCTACTATCCTGCCTCCTATAGTGGTGTTAACATCACCTCTGCTGGCGGCACTACTAACTTCACCCAACTGGAAGCTGCTCTTGATCCTGTTTTCAATCAGGCAACTGATCCAAAGGTTGGTAACGAGCGCGTTCTGTTTGTTGGTGGAGCTGCCCGTAAAGTTCTGAATAACATTGGTCGCCTCAATTCCACTTACTATATCCAGAACGGTGCAACTAGTTACGGCCTGCAGTTTGGCCAATTCAACATTGCTCGCGGTACTTTCCGTATGATTGAACATCCTCTGTTCAATAGCAATGCTGACTGGAGTAAGTACGCTTTCGCAGTTGATCTGTCAACTTTCCGTGTTGCTTATCTTGGCGGTCGCAAGACTAAGAAGGAAGACATCATGGATGGTAACGGTATTGATGCAGTTGGTGGCTCACTCACAACTGAAGTTACTTGTGTTGTGAAAAACCCGCCCGCTAATGCACTCATTACCAATCTGACTGCGGCGGCTGCTGGCTAATCATTCCTAGGAGTTATTAAAATGGCTGTAATCCAAGTTAATACTCCTGGGATGCTAACCACCGACCCAGGGTATATTTCTAGCATTACTGTTCGTACAGGTGGAGGTGGTTCAGTTTTAGTTCCTAACGCAACTACTGGACAAATTACTGTGGACGCTCCTGCTGCCACTAAGTTAGTTCAGGACATTTCTAAGTTCAAACTCATCACGGGCTAATTCCTCCTGAGGGAAACTGGTTTCTTGTAAGGGTTCCCAGACAGAAAAACCCTTACTACTTCCCCCTACCAGGAGATTAAATCATGACCACTGAAACTGTTGAAACTCCCACCAAGCGCCTTTATTGGGCGACAATGCCTTTTCTGAATTATGTATTCAAGAAGGGCAAGATGGCAGTATTTAAGCACCATCGCTACGCCACCGACGATCCTGCCGAGATTGAAGAACTTGATGCAGAAATCGCAGGTAAACATCCACAGATCTATTTCAAGGCAGATCAGAAGTTCCTGACTGCTGAGATGGAAGATCCGATGAAGGCCCTTCGTGCTAAGTTCTTTGCAGAATTCCAAGCACAGCAAGCTGCCTTTGTTGACCCCAATAATGACATGGGAATTTCAAAGCAAGAACAGATTCGCCCACAATCTACAACTGATATTGCTGCCGTAGCTGCCGGCGGCGACGCAACACAGGCTGCTGCCAAACTTGTGGAACTTACCAAAACTATGGCGGCCGCAGCCACCGGAACTTCCAAGAAGTAAGTAGCCATGAACCTGACCGAATTACAGTCTGAAGTCTACACCCAAACTAACCTTCCTAGGTTAGTAAATGAAACTTTGGCTGCAATTCGGTCAGCCACACTCAAGGTTCATCAACGAGATTATTTTTATCGTGACCTAAAAGAAGTTGCCATAGACCTGGGAACTGAAGAATATGTACAAAGTTTCGAATACAAGAATCTTTTCCCTCGTTGGCGGGCGTTAAAATATATTCGTCGAGCCTTAGCTGATGGATCAGTAGTAGCTCCCTCTCTGGAAGTGATCTCTCCAGAAAACTTTATGGATAGTTACAACATCGCACGAACAAACGTAGCGTATGTTGCAGGCGACTATCTACAAATTAAGTGTGCTGAGAAACTTCGCTATGCAGTTCTCGGCTTTTATCAGAATCCAGCAATCACAAATGCAGGCTATAACTCCTGGATTGCTGAGGACCACCCATATGCTATAATCCACGAGGCTGCTGCAATAATCTTTGCGAGCGTCGGGGACGATTCACAGGCCAGAAATCAGAAACTCTTGGCCGCGGAATGCTATCAGGCCCTAGTTGCCACAAATGTTCAAGGAATAGGATATTAAAATGGCAGTTACTATTTGGACTCCCTGCGCTTCTTCTGAGTCAGTAAATTATTCTCAATGTGCTGACATTCGAGATTACGGGGCTCTAGGAAATGGTTCGGAAGATGACACAGCTTCAATACAAGCCTGTATTGATGATAATAATTGTGTATATATTCCTGAAGCCCCAGTTTATTTTCTTGTAAGTAATCTGGATTTGAAGGCCAATTTAACCATTAGAGGGGCTGGGCCGGGGCTTGCAAAACTTTATCAAGGAGCTGCAACTGGCCTTAAAGGCCTTTTTTACGTTGACAGTGGCTCGGTTAGCAGTACAGTAGACAACATAGAAATCACTGGCCTAGATATTCTAGGACGTGTGGAGGCAGACGGCTTCTGGGAATTTTATCATCTAATAACCCTTCATGGAGTTAAGAATGTAAAGATCCACTGGAACAATATTCGTGGGTTCCAGGGGGATGGTGTTTATCTAGGAACATCAAATACTGCTGGCATTGAACGCCATAATTATGATGTGCACATCTATAATAACCTATTTGATGGCCTCACTAAAAATAACCGCAATGCTATTACTGTTATTGACGGTGAGCGAATTCACATTCATCACAATCATTTCACTCGCTGCACCAAGAACACTATGCCTGGGGCAGTAGATATAGAGCCCAATAACTACTCTTTCCACTACATCAAGAATATTTCTGTTTGCGATAATACATTCTACGACAATGGGGGTAATGTAGGTAATATTGCTTTTGTGGGCGGAGATGCAACTACGCGCCCCACAAACATTATCGTAGCCCGAAATCAATTTCAAGATTCTGTTACATCTACAGCACACGCTGATGTAGCTGTCGTATTTACGGGAGTGCAGGTAGATAACGATACTCCCAACATGAACATTGTAATTTCTGACAATGTAAGTTACAGTGGATCAAAACCTTTTGAACTTCGTGGTGTGAAGGGCGTTAAGATTCACCATAATCAGTTTTATAACTATACATCAGATGCAGTTCTAGGCCTAAGTGCCGACACAGACTACATTCACAATGTGGTAGTTAGTCACAATACTTTCCACAAGTGTGGTAATGTAAGTAACCAGGCTGTTGCAGTATACAAAGCAGAACGACTGACTTTCTCTGATAACTTATTCGACGATTGTGGTGCAGGTAATGTAAGTTCAAGTGGCATCCTACTAACTGATACTGGCGTTACCCGAGGAATTCGTTCCTACCGAAATATTTTCCGCAGCCCCTCAGATATTACTCGTTATGCTTATCGTAAAGCTGTCGGCCATGTATCTGCAGATACTACCAATGTACAGCTAAATGATTCTTTCTATGGCGGTCCAACTTATGACCTTGCCAGCGGATTGCTAGCTGTTGAGACCAATAATCAACTGCTGGCTTATGAACCTACCGTAGCTGGTGGAACAACTCCTGGAGCTCCAACGTACACTGTACAATACGGATTCTATCGTAGGGAAGGTAATATTGTCTATGTATATGGTTACGTCGCATGGTCTGCCCTAGGAGGTGCTGCAGGTGGTCTAAATATCTCTCTGCCCCTGACTGCGTTCCCTAGGAACTCTAATCCCGCAATCCCGAATGGTTCAGTAATTGTCTCCGGCGGAACCGGATTTACTGTTGGCAATAAATCTTTTGTGCCCTACCTAAATGATCAACAAGTGGTAGGCTCAGTCACTGGAGCAATTCGTATTGCTGTAACCGATGGAAATGCTGCACCTACTGCCTTAGCTATCGCAGCCAATATGACTGTGTGGT